CAGGTGTACCACGCCCTCTACTACAACACGACCGGCTACAACAACTCCGCGCAGGGGTACCAGGCGCTCACCTCCAACACGACCGGCTACGGCAACTCCGCGCAGGGGTACCAAGCCCTCACCTCCAACACGACCGGCTACAACAACTCCGCGAATGGGATATATGCCCTCTACTTCAACACGACCGGCTACGCCAACTCCGCGCAGGGGTACCAGGCGCTCTACTCCAACATCAACGGCAACAGCAACACCGCGAATGGGATGTATGCGCTCCAAGCCAACACGACCGGCGCCGGCAACTCCGCGCAGGGGTACCAGGCGCTCTACTCCAACACCACCGGCAACAGCAACACCGCGAATGGGGTATATGCCCTCTACGTCAACACGACCGGCAGCAACAACTCCGCGCAGGGGAGCCAAGCCCTCAACTTCAACACGACCGGCAGTAACAACTCCGCGCAGGGGAGCCAAGCCCTCTACTCCAACACGACCGGCAGCAACAACTACGCGCAGGGGAGCCAAGCCCTCTACTCCAACACGACCGGCAGCAACAACTCCGCGCAGGGGTATCAAGCTGGCCGTTACATCAGCGGCGGTTCGACGGTCAACGCAACATCCTCAAACAGCGTCTATTTGGGAGCTAACACAGAGGCCAACGCAAGCGGCGACACGAATGAGAACGTGATAGGCAATGCCGCGGTCGGCAACGGCAGCAACACAACGACACTAGGCAATTCCTCAACAATCGGCACTTGGGAGTTCGGCACTCAGCATGTCATTGCCACAGCTCCCACAGCCTCAGCAGGAAGTGTAGCGGCCTACTCGACCAATGCGGGTGGAGAGATTACTGGGTTGAGCGCGGCAACTTCAGTGACGATCACCTTTGCCAACTCTGGCTGGACCAGCGCGGCGTTCTGCACGGCAACACCAAGCACAACGCTGGCCACGGTAGTCTACAACTCCGCTCAAAGCAACACAGCGGTTACGTTCACCTTCCCGGCGCTGACCGGCAACCTCTTCTATCACTGCGACGGGAATTAAGGAACTGTAAACGGATCACGGACGCAAGCCGGTAGTAAGCCGGAGCGCACAGACGGCCAGATGCACGGGCCAGGAGAGACGCTGATGGCCGATTGCACATGCACAGAGAGAGAACACATCCGCAACCTGGAGGCGAAGGTGGCAACAATGTCGTCGGAACATGAGCGCGTAATGGATGCTCTATTCAATGGAGATGATGGCACACACGGGCTAATCGCGTGGATGGGTCGGCAGGATGAACGCGCTATAACTGAAATGGCCTTCCACAACAAGCGTGACCAGGAAATCAAGGAAGCGCTTGCCAAATCTGCGGAGAAGATCAAATCCGATCTCGATGTAAGGCATGCCCGCCGCGATATGGTCCAGTGGTGCTTCATGGCCTTTATCGCTCTGATAATGCTGCTGTTCGCTCTGCCGACGGCCATCAGCGCGTGGAAGACAGTGAAGGTGGAAGTCCCTGAATTTATCCATTCCATTGTCAGTCAGACGGAGTATGCTTTGAACAGAGCGCCGAAGGACGCGGGAATCAGGAGTCAATCACAATGAGAAAAGTCAACAAAGCACCTTACGTTCCGCCGCCTTCCGCGCCGGGTGGAGGAACCAGCCCCCCGCCGCCGCCGCCCATCGACGCAGCCCCGGCCACCAACCCGACTCATCCAGCAAGTGAAGAGATGCTTCGCAACATCGTCAACATTCTGCACTCGAACGCGGTGATCGCCACATCGCAAGCAGAGATCATCGAACTCGCCCTCGCCATGAAGACCAAGGAGTAGCATGGTCAAGATATTCAATCGTCCTAAGCCGCTTAATCATCCGCCGTGCAGCCAACCAATGCCGTTGACCAAGGATGAGAAAACGGCGTGGAAGAGATGCACCGCGCCCAACGGAGAGCGCCGGCCCGTGCGCCGGGTTCCGCGCTTCGAGCCGGAGCCGACGTCAGCCAAAGAGCTTGCCGCAATCAAGCGGCTGAAAGAGGAAGGACACGTATGAACACAATCATCGCAAACATTCAAGCATGGTTAGCCAGTCGAGGAGGATTCTCGCACGTCGTAGCGGGGCTATTCCTGCTAGCCGTGGGAGCCTTTGCAGCAGTCCCGGCATTCCATGACCTCTGTATGCATGTCTATCGAACGCTTCCGGCATGGGCTGAAGAGTGCGTGGTAGCCGTCGCTGGCATTTATGCCTGGTATCACGCCTCGCACTCCGACGCTGGCACTCTGGCTGTAGCGCGTGTCATCAACTCGCAACCCAACGCGCCGACAGCCGCCCAGGTGGATGCCGCGTCAACGAAGTAGAATCAAGTTTGCGCGGTGTGGCTAAAGCTCTTGCAAGTCAAGAGTGAAGAACGGAAGGCCAGTGAGACTCTGGCAGAAGGCCGCTACACGAAGTCCAGGTAGCCCGCGCGATTCAACCCGTAACCCGCAGCAAGGATACACCATGATGACATTCCTCGAAGCGATAGCGCGGCAGGAAGGCTTCTACGTTCCCGGATCTGTTCCTGCCCGGCGCAACAATCCAGGGGACATCGAAGAGGGCCGCTTCGCCCAGGCCCACGGCGCTCTTCCCTCAGATGGTCACCGTTTCGCTGCATGGCCCACGCCGGAAGCGGGATTCGCCGCAATGCGGACGCTGCTCACCATCGGCTACATGGGCCTCACCGTGGCAAAGGCGCTCTACAAGTGGGCACCCCCTGTCGAGAACAACGTATCGGCATACCTCAAAAACGTAACCAAATGGACCGGGCTGACCGCTGACTCCATTCTCACTGCCGACACAATCGGCTAACCCGCACCACAGGAGACACCATGAAGCGCATCGCAATCCTCGCCAGCCTCGCGCTGGCAACCCTATGCCTCGCCGGATGCCCAAGTGGGACCGTGCAGCAAAAGGCCGCTCAAGCCTCCAAGGATGCCGCCGTGGGCGTCCAGGCGTTCCAGACCGCAGAGAGCATCGCGCATCAGCAGGGACTCATTCCCGATGCTGACCACGCGCTCATCAAGGGCTACCTATTAGACACGGCGCAGATGGGTGAAGCAGTGGATTCCTGTATCAAGGCTTCCACTACCTCTGCCGGAGTCACCGCTTGCGTCAACACGGCCATCAACACCGTGACCACACTCAACACGGAAGGCGCTCTGCACCTGAAATCCGCCACAGCACAGAATGATTTCTCTGCCGCCATGACGGGCTTGAAGTCGGCGCTCACCGTCATCAACACCATGATCGGAGGCAACTAATTGGACCCCATCACCCTCGGACTTCAACTCGCCGCGTCCATCCCGCAGATGATTAACCTCTACAAGACGATTCAGGCGTCTGTGTCCAGCGGGCAACTTCCGCCGCTCGATACCATTCTGGCGCAAGCCGACGCGGACTGGGCCTCCATCGCAGCCGCCGCGCAGTCACCACTCACGTAGCACCACCCTAGACGAAAGGAGTATGGGGTGCCAGAGCACAGGAAGCCGTCCTCCGGGGCGGCTTTTCTGTTGGGAGAATTCGACAAGGAGACGCACTTATGTCAATGGACAAGTTTGATTTCAAGGCAAGGAAGAAGGCGATGTTCGGCCCCAAGCGCATTCCGACCCCCGGCAACAGCGATGTCAACCTGACGCGCGAGGAGCCGCTTGTGCCTGGCGCCGCGGAGAAACCATCCAACCTCAAGCCGAAGAGGGCCGGTCAGCGCATCTTTGGCAAGAAAGCAGGCAAATAGATGTTACCTGGCTATGCGGGCAACCAGTACATTCTGGATCTCAATGGCGACGCCGGAGCGTTCATCTCCGTGCTGGCCAAGTCCACCGTCCGGCGACTGATCGTCACAGAGAGCCCCTTGACCTCGACAGGGGGAGCCAACACGCTTCAGGGCTTGTTGGAGTACAAGATTCCCAACGACAACACACCCCAAGGCTTCACGACGATCTTCATGCAGGCCGGAGCCAACGATCTGACCTCGCAGGGTTCTGTAGGGCTGGCTCAGATTGTGCTTGGCGGCGACCGCACACAGCATGAGCCGATGGGCGAGATCATCGGTCAGCTCGCGCAGCCGATAGTAGGCCTGCCGGCGGCGCAGCAATCGGCGGCCGCAGCTACAACCATGATTCAACTGCGCTCGGGTACTGCGACCGGAACCAGCGTGCAGATCGTCGAGTACAACTGATGCTGCGCCTGCCATGGGTTTCCCGAGATCGGTTCGACGACGAACGCGCGCGCGCCGTTAAAGCCGAGACAGCCCTGGAAGCGTTGCGGGTCAAGTTTCTCGAATACATCGAGCACCAGCAGACGCTCCCGGTTATCGGTGAAGACACGGACCTGTCGAAGATCCAGCCGATCTCGGGGCGCCCAACCATCGCCAACGTGATTTCCTTCGCCAATGCCGGAGCCTTCAAGCGCGCGCAGACGCCCGGCGCGAAGGGAGTCTCCGAGGAGCTCGCCGAAGCGCAAGACCGCATGACGAAGATCAAGAGGAAGGTCAATGGCAACTAGCCCTCCCGTTCTGACGATGCAATCTGGTGGTAACATTCCCGCTTCACCGCAACAACAGACCACTCCCTCTCTCGCCGAAAAGACTCCTCAAAATCCTCAGCACGGCGATTCTCAGAGCCTAGAACGTCTCCACGGTCTAACCAAAGAGCAGGGTGAGCGCATCGTCCATGAGATCATCCAGCCATTTCGTACCCAGTGGGCCACCGACCGCATTATGAAGATGCCGAACTGGCTCAAGAGCACAGAGTACGACAAGGGCAAGCAGATTCTCGGATGGGATCCAATCACGCGGACCTACTTCGATGCGGTTTCCTACTACCGCCAGAACAACCAGGAGACCGACTACAGCTATCTCGAAAAGTACGTCAACAACATCACCCAAACCTGCCGGCGCAACTTTACCGCGGCAGTAGCGCGCGCGGTTCCCCCAGTTGTGATCCGGCCGGAGAACGCCGAGAACCTGGCCGACATGACGACGGCCAAGGCTGGCCAGGAAGCCATCACAATCATCGAAGAGGCGAATAAGACCAAGGGCTTGCTCCAACTCGAAGGGCAGTACCTTTTTCTCTATGGCGTCTATTTCAAATGGACTCGCTTTGTGATCGATGGTGTTTGGGTTGGCTACAAGAAAGAGCCAGTCTTCGGCGAGGTTGAAGCCAAGATTTCTGATGACCATTTCCATTGCTCGAACTGCGGCGCAGATTCAAGCGAGACCCAGGTTGCACAGTCAGGCAAGATGAACTGCCCGCAATGCGGCGCGCAGCTCGGGCCTCAAGACTTCCAGCAGGGCGAAACGGCGACCGTTATCGGGCAGACGGGTACGAAGAAAAAGCCCAATGGCCTTCCGAAGTGGAGCGTGTTTTCTCCGCTCCAGATTGACACCGATCCGACCAAGGAATTTCTCGAAGACGTTCCGCTCTTAGCTCTCGAATGGGAGGTTGACGCCTCGGACGTGCGCGCCACCTTCCCCGACATGGCCGCCGAGATCACCGAAGGGGTCGAGAGCGCAACCAACGATAATGCCAGCTACGAGCGCCTGGTGCGGACGATGGTGTTCTCGTCCTCGTTCTCTGCCACGGCCGACATCTTCGCGGCACGCGGAACCTACTCACTGATATGGGTCCAGCCAAACTCCTATTACCGGATCTCGAATGACGATGCGTTCGTGCAGCAGCTCAAGGCCAGCTTCCCTTATGGCATGAAGGTCACGATGTACGGGCCACTGGTGCTTTCGGTCGAGCCGTCCGTCCTCATCAAAGAGTGGTCCTGCTGCAAACTACACCGCGGATATGGCCTGTACCCTCCGAGCGTGGCTGACAACGTTGTTCCGTTCAATGAGCGGTTCAACGCGATCAACAACATCCTCGACGACTATATGGAACGGTGCTCGACCGGCATTACGCTGGTCGATCCGCGGCGCATTGACATTCGGGAGATGAGCGGCAAGCCGTTGACCGGCGGAGTTCTCAACCCGACCCCATCGGTAGGCGAGGGAGTCAATCAACCCCTTGCGAACTCCATCTATCACTTTCAGTTCCAGATGGATGCAAACCTTTTCAACTATCTGGACCGGCTCTGGAACTACTGCCAGATCATCTCCGGCATCCCTCCGCAGGTCTCCGGCACCGGAACAACCCCAGGCGTCGAGACTGGCAAAGGCCAGAAGCAGATGCTGGACCAAGCCATGGGTCCATTGTCGGATGTGTACGACTCGATGAAAGAGGAGCACGCGGCGGCCGGGCAGAACGCGATTGAATGTCTCCAGCAAAACATGGCCTACACTGGCTCGCTTTGGCAGGTCATCGAGGAGAACGGCAGCGAGTTCCGCAACAACTACGTTCACCTGGACGAGATGCAGGGCCGGGTGAGGGTGCGCGCCAACACCGATGAAGGCTTGCCCATGACGCCGGAGCAGAAGCGGCAGTGGTGCGAGACGATCATGGAGATGGCCGAGAAGCAGAACCCGGCAGCCCTCGCGTGGCTTGATGAGACTGCCAACCAGCAGTTACTCAACGACTACTGGGGTCTGCCGGGCTCGGTTGCGCCCGGCGCCGCCCAGCGGTCGAAGACGCTTCAAGACATCCGCCGGCTGCTCCAGACGCCGCCCACGCCGAAGATCGGGCCAAACGGACAGCAGATGACCGATCCCGACGATGGGACGCCGATGTTCCAGCCGTCGATTGCGCCGAACAAGTGGGTTGAGGATTACAGTATCCTGCTACCGACGATTGATCAATTCTGCGCAGCAAACTGCGACGTGAAACAGCAGAATCCTCTTGGATGGCAAAACATCATCGCCTTCAAGCGGCTGGCGCTGGATTACCAGTCGGCTGTCCAGGGGTACATGAACAAGCTCAAGATGCAAGCGGCTAAGGAAGGGCAACCGCCACCACCGCAACCTAACCCGACGGTCCAGCAACTTGAGGCCGCGGCGCTCCAGGACGCCATGGGAGCACTGAATAACCTACGGCAGCAGGCCGCTGTGCCGATCACAACGCCGAAGTTGAGCAGTGCCCCGGTTCAAGCCGCCAAGGAGCTTGTAGACAAGGTCTCGAAGTTCATCACCGT